AACGCACCGAAAGCATCAAGTTTAGGGTGGCAGAGTTGCTCCGTGAGGTGGATGCGGGTCAAGTGCTAGGTGAGCCGCAGTTGGTGACGATGGTGCGGTATCTGTTTGGTGAGAAAGGGCTAAAGCGGTTGCGTGAAAAAGTTAAATCACAACACTCGGATGTGGTGGAGGATATGGCTCATCCGGTGCATCAACGAGGCAAGGTATGAACCCGTCAGCAGCCCTGTTTCACAAGGACTACCAAAAATTCAGTCCCGAAAAAAGAAAGGAAATACACGACACATTGCAGACCCTCATGGGGTTACTCGGCGCAAACGTCGGAGGACACTGCACCTTCCACGATGACCTCTTTGTGTGGTTTCGGAACCTATTTTTTACGCAAGACCCAAGATTTAACGAAGCGTGTGGGAGCCTCAACTTTGTGCTACGCGCACGCCTCTGGCGGCTGTACACCCTATGCTGGGCGTGTGAGCAGGCATTACACGTTGACGGTGCCATCGTAGACATTGGCACTTACGACGGGCGTGCATTGGAAGTCGTGCTGCGGTATCAACGTAAAAGCAGACCCGTATATGCTTACGACTACTTTGACGGCCCTCCGGCTGAGAGCAAGAAATCAGAGCATGGCCCCAATTTGCAACAGCAAGTAGTGGAGAGGTTGGGCGAATGGGAGGCAAGCATTTTTGGTGGTGATATTCGTCACCACGCCGACACGCTTCCCGATCAGATTGCCTTTTGTCAGATTGACCTTAACGACGCGGAGGCCGAAGGATTTGTGTTCCCGTTGGTGTATGAGAGGCTATCACCCGGTGGCATAGTCATCTTTGACGACTACGGCTTTGCTCGGTATCGTGAGTCAGCGGTGATGCACCAAAAGTTCCTTGAAGGCAAAGAGCAAATCTTGGAAATGCCGACCGGCCAAGGGTTATTGATCAAGGCATGAGACACGCAGCACGCCGAGACGGGAACGATGCGGTCATTACACAGGCACTGCGTGCGCAAGGGTTTACTGTTTACGACTACGGCAAGGCAGGCGAAGGCATACCCGATAAACTCGTCACTCGGGCGCTACCCGACGGGGTAGAATGGGTGTGCTGGGTAGAGATCAAGATGCCAAAGGGCAAGTTACGGGAAGGCCAAGAGCGGTTCCGTAACATCTTTGCGCCACGGGGTGAGTATTACGTCGCCCGTGACGCACAGGACGCAGTGCGGGAACTGTACGAACGGTATTTGCTCTCTATCAAACCGGAGCAGTACCGATAAGGGCTTTACGCGCACCCTTGTAGTGGATGATGGCCGGGTGAGGATGCTGGGGCAGGTACTCGGGCAGACAAGCAAAATGATACTCAGGCAGCGTCACCTCGGTCTGCCGGCAATACTCTCGCAAAACCTCTTGATCGCCGTACCACCGCCAGAATTTCTCGGGTAACGCCTCAAACATCTCGGCCATGTCCTCCCACGGCCCTGCATCACGGGTCACTGTCGCACAACCGACAAACGGGTACACTTCATCCAGCGTCTTACCCGTGTACTCTGAAAAGTCCAAACCACGCTGACGGGGGTTAAACAGCGCATCCCGGTTGAATGACCGCCGACACGGCACGCAAACCTCATCCAGAACGAGCGTGGACGGCTTTATGGGGGCTTTCACAACCATATCGGTGTCAAGGTATAGGGCAGGCTCATCAAGCCCTAATCGCGCAAAGGCGGCAAGACGCCAGTGCATCAGAAACTCCCGGTCGCCCTCGGTCGGATACGCCCATGTGACACCCTCAACGGTCGGGGTCACACGATCCGTCACTTGGATGATTTTGGCACCGGGGTTGAAAGCGCGGAGGGAAGCAACCATCCGAGTCGGCCACTCCAGATCATCGCCCACATGAAAAAACACGAACGTAGACATACTTGCAAACATACCACCGTGTGCTACGCTCGTCACGCGGAGGCTCTATGCACAAAGACGCGGCTGAATTCGTTGGGGTGTTGTTGCATTCGGCAACGGCCACGCATTTTCTGCATCTGCAAACGGCCAGTTACGCTGCCCACAAGGCACTCGGCCACTATTACGAGAACATCGTGGACTTGGCCGACAAATACGCGGAAGCCTACCAAGGGCATTACGGCATCATCCCTCTTGCTGACTATCCCGAAGGGTTTAAGGTGCAGACGGATGCGGCCAAGTACGCCGACAGTCTGCTGACCTTTGTGAAAGGCACCCGCAAAGACCTGCCTAAAGACACCGACCTCCAGAACATCATTGACGAGATCGTGGGCGAGATTGCGGCCTTGCTCTACAAGTTGGAACGCTTTAAGTGACGGAGGAGGAATTCCAACAGTTAATGCAGATGTATGCGTTGCAAAACGCACCGCAGGACACGCTGCCGTTTAACGCAGGAATGTTTGCCCCGCCGACGATGCTCCCCGAGATGGCGCCGGTCATGGTGGCACCCGAACCGATGATTGCCCCAGAGGCTGCGTATATCCCGCAACCGGCTCCTATGCCGAGTTACTCAGAACCGATGCCGGCCATGATGCCCGCCGTCATGCCCGAAGCGCCGCCCGCCATGATGCCGGCGTACCCAGAGCCAGCGCCGCAGTTCCAAGAACCCGTATTTCAACCACCGGCTTACCAAGAGCCTGTTTTTCAGCCTCCTACATATCAGGAACCGGTATTTCAGCCCCCTATTTATCAAGAACCGGCGTATCAAGAACCAACATATCAACCGCCTGCGTATCAACCGCCGGCATACGTTGAACCCGAGCCGGTATATCAACCACCCGTATACCAAGAACCTATTTTCACACCGCCTTTTGTGCCGCCGACTCAGCCGGTAGCAGAGCCGCCCGTGTTTACCCCACGCGATGAGCCGGTATTGGTGGAACCGCCCACGTTTCAAGAACCGCCGCCATACCAAGAGCCGGTGTATCAACCTCCCTTTTATCAAGAGCCGGTATTCCAACCGCCCTTCCAGCCCCCGGTGTATACGGAACCAGAACCGATTTTTGAACCGCCCGTGTTTCAACCCCCGGTGTACCAAGAACCGATTACACCGCCTTACGAGCCACCGTTCACGCCGCCCTACCAACCGCCTGCGGAATCTGTCGCGCCACCGCCGTACACCGGGCCGGGACTACCGATTAACCCCATTTTTAACCCAAGCCTGCTGCTACCGCCGGGTCAAACGCTGCCGCCACCGCCGCCGCCTGACATCATCGCGCCGCTGCCAGAACCGCCACAACTTACACCCCCACCACCTCCTGCACCGCCGCCCCCCGTGCCGCCGTTCGTCGGTATTCCGGTGATGCCAACGCTGCCGCCCGAATTATTCATCCCACCGCCCCCGCCTCCACCGCCCTTTGTGCCACCCCCGCCGTATGTCGGTGGGGCGCCGCCGTTCAATCCCGTGTTTAACCCACCGGGTTTAATTGACGACAATGAACCACCGCCTTACACGGGGCCGACAAAGCCCGGTACTACACCGATTCCGGTAGAGATGCCGCCGATTGACCAAGGGCCGGTAGATAGCCCGACCCCGCCGATTGACGTTTATACGCCACCGCCGAACACGCCTACCCCGACATTGCCGCCGTTCTACGTTGGGCCGGTTTACAATCCACCGACCACGCCAGCACCCAGCACCTCCATGCCAACCGATAGCGTTTCGGGGAACATGATGCTGGCTCAAGCACTTCAGCAAGAGCGCAAGCGCCGCAGAACGCCACGCACGATCCGCGAGGCACTCATGGGTCAGTCAGACCTTTACGATTGGTTGGGGTGAGTTATGCCGGTACGCCGCGAACAAGTCGCTGCCGCACTCAAGTACCTTGGTGACAAGGCTGACCTGAAACGCCGTTATGAGCGCATGGTCAGCCTAGACCAGCCGCAGGACACCGACGCCATAGACATGGCGCTGGAGATGGGCGGGAGCCTCGTGCCGGGTGTGGGGCAAGCCCTCGCCGCCCGTGACTTTGAACGCGCAAGACGGGCTGACGACACAGCCGGCATGGCCATGGCAGGAGCCTCTGCGCTGCCGCTCGGCAAACTAATTGGGGCGTTAAAAGGTTTTGACCCCGTAATGCGCGAAATTGACGTTTACCACGGTAGCCCGCACCGATTTGAGGAATTTGACGCCAGCAAGATTGGCACGGGCGAAGGCGCACAGGCATATGGGCATGGCATTTACCTTGCCGAAAAACCAAGCACCGCAGAAATTTATAGGCGAGCGTTAGCCGAAGATGTTATCTCAGTAGATGGGCGCAGGATTGCTGCTAAACGAACCCCTGAAGCCAGAAATGACCCTGAAACAATAGCGGTTGATGCCATTGTTTCGGCGCATGGCGGGCAATATGAAGACCCATTTTCAAAAGCGATAGAAAGACTCGGCGGCAAATATGGCCCTCGTAACGAAAATTTTGCAAAAGCAATGGAACTAGCGCGAGAGTGGCGTGGTAAAGGCGCAAAGGTAGAAGTAGGCGGCAACCTCTACACCGCCGACCTACCTGACGAAATGGTAGATCGGATGGTTGATTACGACGCATTGATTGGCAGTCAACCTGAACCTGTCAAACAGGCGTTGCGTAAAGCCTTTGGTGATTACGCCATCAAATACGCATCTGGTAATGACATGACATGGAAAGATTTCAAATCTATGTTTGGCTTTACGGATGAAGCCAAGTTTGCCGAACAAATGCGGAAATCTGGCATACCGGGCATAAAATATGCAGACGCAGGCAGCCGAGGCCAAGGCGGCAGCGGTACACGCAACTTTGTTGTGTTCCCCGGCGAGGAAAAGAAAGTTAAGATTCTCAAGCGTGAGTGATTGTCCCACAGGCGATCCAAAGTAGACCGAAAACGATGGCAAAAGGTAAAAAAACAGGCGGTAGGCAGGCAGGTACGCCTAATAAGGCCACACAAGCCGCTAGAGAGGCGATAGCCGCATTCGTGGACGGCAATGCAGACCGACTACAAGGGTGGCTAGATCAGATCGCAGAGGAGAAGGGGCCACAGGCTGCCTTTGATGCTTTCAGCACCCTGTTGGAATACCACGTTCCTAAACTCGCCCGCCAAGAGATCACAGGACAAGACAACGGCCCGGTCAAGGTACAGATCGGATGGATGGCTCCCGAATAATCCTGCCCTATCGCCCGCGCAAGGCGTTCCTGCCCTTTCACAACAGGACGCACCGCTGGGCGTGCCTTGTCGCACATAGACGCGCAGGTAAGACGGTCGCCGCCGTCAACGACATGATCCGTGCCGCTATCACCTACCAAGGCCCATACGGGCTATTCGGATACGTTGCGCCATATCGGTCGCAGGCCAAGGCCGTGGCATGGCAATACTTCAAAGAGTTTGCCCAACCCATCATCAGCAGCGTCAATGAGCAAGAACTGACGATAACGCTCATTAACAACAGCCAAATACGCCTTTACGGAGCCGAAACCGCAGACGCAATGCGCGGGCTGGGGTTTTCGGGGGTTTACATGGACGAATTCGGTGACTTTAAGCCCAGCGCATTTGGCAACGTCATACGCCCTGCACTATCAGACAAGCAGGGTTGGGCTGTGTTCGGCGGTACACCGAAAGGCAAAAACCAATTCTGGGAAATTTACGAAACCGCACAACGCATCCCAAATGAATGGTTCCTGTTGCGCCTCCCCGCCTCCACCAGTGGGCTATTGCCGCCAAGCGAACTCGCGGCAGCCAAGGCGCAGTTGGCCGAGGATCAGTACCTACAGGAGTACGAATGCTCATTTGAAGCAGCCATCCTCGGCGCTTTTTACGGCACAGAGATGCGTCAAGCGCAGGATCAGGGCCGTATCACCCGCGTGCCGTACGACCCGAACCTGCCGACTTACACGGCGTTTGACTTAGGTTACCGCGACGACACGGCGGTGTGGTTTTACCAGCCGTCACGCGGGGAAATACGCGTCATTGACTACTTTGCCATTTCGGGTGCGGACATCCACGACATTGCCGAACACGTAGAGAGTAAGCCCTACAAGTACGTCAAACACTTCCTGCCGCACGACGCACGGGCAAAGAGCCTTCAAACAGGGCGCAGCATCATTGAGCAATTAGCCGCATACCTTGGCACCGCTAACCTTGCTGTCGTTCCTGACATCGGCGTGCAAAACGGCATCCAAGCCGTACGCATGACATTGCCGCGAGTTTGGTTTGACGGCGAGAAATGCCGCGATGGCATAGAGGCATTACGCCAGTATCAGCGCGAGTACGACGAGGACAAGAAAGCGTTTCGGCAGTCCCCGCGTCACGATTGGACTAGCCACCCTAGTGACGCATTCCGTATGCTTGCGGTATCATGGCAGGAGATTTCTGACAAGCCCCCATCGGTAGAGGTAAAACCGCTGCTGGTTGGGCCTGAAAACAAGGTCACGCTAAACGATATGTGGGCCGTTCACGACCGCACGGTTAGCAGGAGAGCAAGGATATGAGCGTTCAACAGCCAACTCGCATGAATTACGTCGCCGTCGGCGCGACCTCCACCACGACCTTTGGCAGCCCGGGCGCATATCTGCACCGCGTGGTGGTCAATGTCGCCAGCAACACAGAGGCAACGTGCTTGGTGCAGGATGGCAGCACCACGTTGGTGTCGTTCCCCGCCACGACCGCAGCCGGTGTGTACTCGGTGGAACTTAACGTCGCCACGACGGGCCAGATCACGGCAACGTGCAGCCAAAACGCGTCCATGTCAGTCGTCGGCCTCTTTAGCACGTACGCCTAATGAAAGCCGGCCTCTACGCCAACGTTCTGGCCAAACAGGAGCGGCAGGCAAGACAGCGCCGTGAGGGTCGCCCCGTAGAGCGTACCCGTAAGCCCGGCGAGAAAGGCGCACCGACTGCCGAAGCATTCAGGCAATCAGCCAAGACGGCGAAGAAATGACAGCAGCGTGGCAACGATCCGAGGGCAAGAACCCGAAAGGCGGGCTAAACGCAAAGGGTCGCGCCTCGTACAAAGCCGAGACAGGCGGGACGCTGAAGCCTCCCGTTAAGTCAGGCAACAACCCACGCCGCGCATCGTTCCTCGCCCGCATGGGCAATATGCCGGGGCCGATGGAAAAGAACGGCGAACCGACGCGCCTTGCACTTGCTCTGAGAGCATGGGGCGCTGGTAGTAAGGCAGAGGCCAAATCAAAGGCCAAAGCCATTAGCAAACGAAACGAGGGCAAGTAATGGACGGACTGTTACAGCCAAAACTTGACCGCTATCTGCGCATCATCGGGCAGTACGACAACGAGTTTGCCAAATGGATGGCGCGGACGAAGAAGATCATCAAGCGTTACCGCGACGATACGCGTGGGCAGACGCTGACCGAATCGGCCAAGTTCAACATTCTGTGGTCAAACGTACAAACCCTGAAGCCTGCTGTTTACGCCAAACTGCCGAAAGCCGACATTAGCCGCCGCTTTGGTGACAACGACCCCGTGGGCCGCGTGGCCGCACAGTTGGTAGAGCGTGCCATTGACTTTGAAATTGAGCATTACCCCGATTACCGCTCCACGATGGCGTATGCCGTAGAGGATCGGTTCCTCGGTGGACGCGGCACGGCATGGGTGCGTTATGAACCGCACACTGCGCCGATTGGCATAGAGGACGACGGCGTATCTATCACCCCTGACATTGAGCAGGGCGAAGGCGCACCGCCGAACTTAGAGCGTATTGAGTACGAATGCGCACCCGTGGATTACGTCCATTGGCGCGACTTTGGACACTCGCCTGCCCGAACTTGGGAAGAAGTCGGGCAGGTGTGGCGCTGGGTCTACATGACCCGTGAGGCTCTCGTAGAACGCTTTGGCGAGGACGTAGCACGCAAGATACCGCTAGACAGCGGCCCCGAGCCACTCAACGCTTATAACGAGAACAAGCGTCTCTACAACCGCGCAAAGATTTGCGAACTCTGGGATAAAGAAACCGAAAAGGTCTATTGGTTTAGCAAGGGAATGCCAGAAATCATTGACGAGCGTGATGACCCGCTTGGCCTTGAGGGCTTCTTCCCTTGCCCGAAGCCTCTGTATGCAACGACGACGAGCGACACGCTTGTACCTGTCCCCGACTTTGTGCTGTATCAAGATCAGGCCATGGAGTTGGACATCCTGTCCGACCGCATTGATGGTTTGGTCAAAGCACTGCGCGTGCGCGGCGTCTATGACTCCAGCCAACCCGCGCTGCAACGACTGATGACGGAGGGCGATAACAATGCTCTTATCCCGGTTGATAAATGGATGGCATTCAGTGAAAAGGGCGGTCTTAAAGGTAGTATTGACCTCCTCCCCCTTGACACACTCGCAAATGCGCTACTCCAGTGCTACCGCGCTAGAGAAGACATCAAGAGCCAAATCTACGAAATCACGGGCATCTCGGACATCATCCGAGGGACGACCTACGCCAGCGAAACGGCGACCGCGCAGCAAATCAAAGGGCAGTACGCAGGGCTAAGACTGCGTTCTATGCAAGAGGACGTTGCCCTCTTTGCCTCGGAACTGATACGCCTGAAGGCACAGGTTATGTGCATGAAGTATCAGCCCGAGACGATCCTTGCGTACGCTGCCGCACAGCAGATGACGCCCGCCGACCAGCAACTGATCCCGCAGGCGTTGGAACTATTGCGTAACAAGCCGCTACGGAACTTCCGCGTAGACATCGCCGCTGACTCTCTTGTGATGCTGGATGAGAACCAGAACAAGCAAGACCGTATGCAGTTCCTGCAAGCATTCGGTGGCTTCCTTGCCCAAGCGTTGCCGGTCGGACAAGCCAGCCCAGAGATGGTGCCGATGATGATGGAACTGTTGCGCTTTGGTATGCAGGCGTTCAAGGCAGCCCGTCCGATTGAAGGTCAGATTGACGCCACGCTCCAGCAGATCGTGCAAAGCGCACAAATGCGTCAAAACCCAGAAATGCAAGGCAAGCAAGCCGAGTTGCAAGCGAAGGGCCAACTGGAATCGTCCAAGATGCAGATGCAGTCGGCGCTTAAACAAGCCGAAATGCAGTACGCCTTGCAAATGGAACAGATGCGCAACCAAGCCAAGTTGGCGCTGGAACAGCAAAAGATGGACTTTGAAGCGCGTCTCAAAGCCGCCGAACTGCAATCGCAACAGGCAGCAGCCAAGTACAAGGCTGACATTGACGCCCAAACTAAACTCATCATTGCCCAGATGGGCAAGACGATGCCTGAGCCACCCTTTACGCAATGAAACGAACGTACGTTTACATAGACGGCGAGTTTGTGGAGCGCAAGAAGGACGACAAGGGGCGCTACCACTACGTCATGCCTGACATCACGCCCTATCGGAGCATGATTGACGGCAAGATGGTGACGTCACGCTCGGAGCATCGCAGACACCTCAAGGCAAACAACTGCGAGGAGGTAGGTAACGACGACCCGGCCAAGCACATACGGCGTGAACCCGAGAAAAACACTCGGCTGGAACGCATTAAGCACATGGTCAACACACGCATGACCAACGAACAGGCTGATCGCATACTGCGCGAGATACGCCAACAAGCCAATTTCACCAATCCCCACAGGAGAGGGTAATGGACAACACTAATCCAGCAATGGAAGCGGCACGGGAAGATCAAGAGATTGACCGTCGTGAGTTATTAGAGGCAGGGTTTGACGCCGCTGAAAAGGGCGAACCCGTAGAAACCGTCGTTCGCGATGCGGCAGGGCGGTTCAGCAAGCAAGAAGCCGAGCAACCGGCAGAGACAACGGAAGAAAAAGCGTCGTTTAACACGTTATACGACAACGATCCGGTGTGGAAACGCCCGCCCGCCTCTTGGCGTCGGGAATATCACGAAATTTGGCAAAAAGCCGACCCGAAGTTGCAAGAATACGCTTGGAAGCGCGAAGAAGAAATGCGCAGAGGCGTGGAAAACATCTTTGGCAAGGCTGAATTTGCCGATGCGATGCAAGCGGCAATAGAGCCGTATATGCAGACGATCCAAGGGCTAGGCATTACGCCCGATAAGGCGGTTTCTGCGCTGATGCAGGCCGACCATATGCTGCGGAACAGCGACCCGCAGACAAAAATGCAGTATTTCACGCAGTTGGCACGCTCCTACGGCATCAATTTAGGTGCGATGCCGCAGCAACAAGGTCAGCAAGCACAACGCGCTGTTGATCCGCTCGTCTACCAACTGCAAAATGAACTCAACAAGGTTAGGGGCGAGGTCATGGGCTGGAAACAGCAGCAAGAAATGACCGAAAATCAGACCTTGCTTAACGAAATTAACAGTTTTAGTCAAAAGGTTGACTATTTTGAGGAAGCACGGCCCGTGATGATCCAACTCCTACAGGGTGGACTCGCGGAAAACCTGCAAGAAGCGTATGACAAAGCCATACGCCTAACCCCCGATTTGTTTGACCAAGTGACCAAGGCCCGACAGGCCGAGGAAGCGGCTAAAGCGGCCAAAGAGGCCAACCGGGCGGCGAAAGTTGCCCGTGCAGCAGCGGTGAGTGTCAGAAGCGCCACACCCGGCGCAAACACGGCTCCCAAGGCAGCAACCCGTCGCGCACTACTTGAAGAAGCATTGAACGAACAAGAAGTGCGTTTGTAATTAACTGAACTAGGAGAAACAAAATGGCATTTGCCAACTCTAGTATCAGCGACATCATTGCTACCACAATCCAGAGCCGTAGCGGTGAGTTGGCTGATAACGTGACCAACAACAATGCGTTGTTGCGTCGTCTGAAGGAGCGTGGGAACGTCAAAACGTTCTCGGGCGGTAACGTGATTTTGCAAGAAATCATGTACACCGATCCGACCACGAATAACACCAACTCGTACAGCGGCTATGAAGTGCTGAACGTGGGCCAGAACTCGCCGATTTCTGCGGCGCAGTTCAGCATCACGCAGTACGCCTCGGCTGTGACCATTTCGGGTCTGGAGATGATCCAGAACTCGGGCAAGGAGGCCATCATTGACCTTCTTGACGGTCGCATGGAAGTCGCGGAAGCCCAACTTGCCAACCGCATCTCGGGCGACCTGTACGGCGACGGCACCGGAAACGCCGGCAAGAACCTCACGGGCCTTGCTGCGGCTGTGCCGGATGACCCGACCACGGGAACCTACGGCGGCATCAACCGCGCTGTGTGGTCGTTCTGGCAGAGCAAGAAGTTCTCGGCTGCTACCGACGGTGGCGGTGCGGGCGCTGTGTCCAGCACGACGATTCAGGGCTACATGGACGCCCTTGCCGTGCAACTCGTTCGTGGCACCGACAAGCCTGACCTCATCGTTGCAGATAACAACTACTATCGTTTCTATTTGCAATCGTTGCAGGCCATCCAGCGTATCACCGAGTCCGGCAGCGGCCTCGCGGGTGCGGGCTTTGCCTCCCTCAAGTACTACGGCGCAGGCATGGCCTCCGACGTTGTGCTGGACGGTGGTATCGGATCGTCCACCTACAACAGCGGTGCGGGGAACGCGAACCATATGTGGTTCCTCAACACCAAGTACCTGATGTTCCGTCCGCACAAGGATCGCAACTTTGTGCCGATTGGCGGTGAGCGTCAGGCCGTCAACCAAGACGCCATTGTGAAACTGATTGGCTGGGCCGGTAACTTGACCTGCTCGGGCAGCCAGTTCCAAGGCGTGTTGATTGCTTAAGGAGTAAACGAAAATGACTGTTTCAACAAGTAATGTCATTGGCGTTGCCCTTGGCTATGCCGACACCACGCAGCAATTTAACCTCGGCACCTGCGTCAACCTTGACGACGGTGGACAGGCGATTTATGTGCAAGCAGCCTCGGCTGTTTCGCAGTACGCCGCCGTGTCTGTCCGTGCCGACAACAAGGCTGTGCCGGTAACGACCACCAACGCTGCTGACTCCAAGCGGTTTGCGGTTGCGCAAGTCTCTATTGCCTCCGGCTCATTCGGCTGGGTGCAATCGGGTGGCGTGATGCGCGTCAACCTTGCGGCGTCCTGCAACCCGGCTGTCCCGCTCTTTACGACGGCGACGGCTGGCGTTCTGGATGACGCCACGGTGTCGGGTGGCGGTGTCGGCCTTGTGGCCGGTATCGTTGCCACGGCAACCGCGTCGGGCGCAACGGCAATTACCTGCGTTGCGGGCTTCCCGCACGTTGTTGGGTACTCGGGCGCCTGATGAAACCTCTGGAGATCACGGTACAAGCGGCGGGAACGCCTGAAGAACTATGTTCTAACATACGTTCCGCGCTTGCCCGTGGTCTGCCAGAACTGACCCTCGCTCCCATCACGCACGATGGCAACATGGTGCTGGTGGCGAGCGGGTGGTCTATGCCCGACTACATTGACGAGATCAAAGCGCACCGCAAGGCCGGTCATGTCATCGGTGCGATTAAAGGTGCGCATGACTTTTTGGTAGAGAACGGCGTAGAGCCAGATTTTTGGGTCAACCTTGACCCCCGCGACCGCACCAACGGTATCAAGCACAAGAACGACCGCACGCTGTACCTTGTGGCCTCGCGCTGCCCGCCCTCCACGTTTGACTACCTTCAAGGTAAGCGCGTGATGCTGTGGCACTCATGGGCTGAAGGCCCAGAGATGGATGCGATGGGCGAAGGCAAATTAGCCATTGGTGGCGGCACGACCTCGGGTCTGCGTGCTATCAATATTGGCTACATCCTAGGATTCCGTAAGTTTTTCCTGTACGGCTACGACTCCTGCAATAGCCCCGACGGACGCAAACGGTTTACGGGCGAGTTGCCGGGTCTGACCGTAGACATCTGGGTAGGCGGCCCAGAGGGCAAGAAGTTCAACGCCAATGCCGCCATGGCCCAGCAAGCCAACGAATTCCAGAAATTGTTTGAGGTCATGCCCGACCTAAAGATGGAGGTTGTCGGCCCCGGATTGATTGCTGAAATCATGCGCTGTCGCCGCGACACGGCAAAGGCGGCGTAATGGCCATCCCCTCACGCGTCCTCGGCAGCGGCATGAGCCAACTTTCTACCGTTAGCATTTGCGGTGACGGCAAAGATGACATTGTGGCGGCGGGAACGTCAGCCGGTGATGCCACGCAACTAACGTTCGTATTTAATTCGGTAGACACCACGCCAAACAATAGCGGTGTAAAATTACCTCCGACCGAAATGGGTGCTGTGATTATTGTTGCAAATAGCGGCGCCCATAGTTTGAAGGTTTATCCGCAAAGCGGGTCAACGATCAATCAGACGACATTTGCCGGCATCCCCCAAAACCATACAACCCTGTTTTTTGCTGTGTCCAACACCCAATGGTACAGCCTAAACGGTGAACGCGTTTAACCTCAATCCCTACTGGAGAAGGAAATGCTAGACAGTGACATCAACAATGCCGACGCCCAACTACACGTTGAGTTTTATGCACGCGAGGACGGCCCCAACAAGGGCAACGTTTATTGCCGCATCCAAGCCCCCGGCGACAAAACCAACGTGATTGACCAACCGCTGCGCGATGACCACAAGGCGCGTTTCCCGCGTCAGTGGCTTTATTTTCAGATGCAGCAGAACGAAGGCGCGGCCTCGCAGATCGGCACCCCGCTTACGCAGTGGCTTGCCGACTCGCCCGATGACATCAACCGCGACCAGATCGCAGAACTGTCCATCCTAAAATTTGTCACTGTGGAACAATTAGCCCTTGCGTCGGACGCCCAACTACAGCGCGTCGGCATGGGTGCTATTGGGCTGCGCGAAAAGGCGCGAATGTATCTAAATCGCAAGAACCGCTCAGACGCCAGCGCAGAGTTGGACTCTACGAAGCAGCAACTTGCCGAACTTCAAGCACAGATGGCCGAACTGCTGGCGTCAAAAAAGCGCCGTGGCAGGCCGCCAAAAGAATTAACGGAGGGATAGTATGGGCAGCACGATGGTTCAACTCATCACCGAGTGTACGCAAGAACTCGGTATCCCGACCCCCACCAACGTTGCCGGCAACAACAGTCAAGATGTCGTGCAATTGTTAGCGTTGATGAACGCGTGTGGGTATGAGTTTCTCCGTCGTGCTGATTGGCGTGAATTGACCCGCCAGCATACGTTTTACACTGAGGCAACAACCGCAACGGGCGATTGGGTCAACGGTGTCGCAGCCATCACCGGGCTTGCAAGTACGGCGGGGCTGTCAACGTCCTACCAAGTGCAGGGCGTCGGCATCCCAAACGCAACGTATGTCACCTCGGTTGGCCCAACCAGCGTCACGCTTAACTATCAGCCAACGGAAACGGTAGTCGGCGGGCAAGTTATCTTTCAAAAGGTAAAGTACGACCTTCCGGCTGATTACGTCAGCACGGTTAACCGCACACATTGGGATAAATCTAAGCGGTGGGAAATGCTCGGCCCCGAGTCACCGCAGCAGTGGGAGTGGCTCTTGTCGGGCTATATCAGCACCGGCCCGCGTATCCGCTGGCGCTTGCTCGGTAAATATTTTCAGATTTGGCCGGGAATGAACGGTGGGGAGTTGCTCGGCTTTGAGTATCGCAGTGCGGCGTGGGCGTATGCTGCTGACGGCACGCCGAAAAACAGTTTTACGGTAGATAGCGACACCTGCATCTACCCAGATCGTTTGATGGTGCTAGGCACCAAACTTAAATACTTTGAAGCGAAAGGTTTTGACACGACCGCCCTTTACCGCGATTACTTGATGGAACTTGAAACAGCCGTTGCCCAAGACACCGCAGCGGCCAACCTGTCATTTGCGCCGCGACCCGGCACGGTGCTGATCGGTTACGACAACATCCCCGACTCGGGCTACGGTACGGATAGCCAATAATGGCCGCTCGTCGGAAACTCATTCAGCGCACAAGCAACAACGTTGCATCGCTCCCCGCTCCCGTCGGCGGGTGGAACGCACGCGATGCGCTGGCCAACATGGCGCCGACCGATGCGGTAACGTTGGAGAACTTATTTCCGGGCGTGTCTAGCGTTGCATTGCGCGGGGGTTACATTAACCACGCCACGGGTATGTCTGGTCAAGTTGAAACTTTGATGACCTACAACGCTGGGGCAACCGACAAAATGTTTGCCGTTGTGGGCGGCAACATTTATGACGTTACCTCCGCAGGCGCGGTCGGCGCGGCGGTCAAGTCGGGTTTAACGAACAACCGATGGGAATACGTCAACGTCACAACGGCAGGCGGGGCATATCTTTATGCCGCGAACGGCGTTGACGCGCCTTTGCTCTACGACGGCTCAACGTGGACATCTATCACGAATGCCTCTAGCCCTGCCATTACGGGAGTGACGACCACATCGCTAATTAGTCCAACGCTTTTCAAAAACCGTATGTGGTTTATTGAAAAGGACACGCTAAAGGCTTGGTATTTGCCAACCGCAAGCGTGGGCGGCGCGGCACAAGTTTTAGACCTCTCCACGGTTGCCCGCATGGGCGGCGCATTGCAAGCCATGGCAACATGGACGATTGACGCGGGTTACGGCGTTGATGACAACCTTGTGTTTATTACCAACCAAGGTGAAATCATCGTTTATCGCGGAACCGACCCCTCCAGCGCATCGACATGGGCGTTGATTGGTATATGGCAAGTCGGATCGCCCGTATCACGCCGTTGCGTTGCTAAGTACGGCGGCGATTTGTTGGTGTTGACGTTGGATGGATTGATTCCGCTTGCATCAGCGTTGCAATCGTCACGGTTAGACCCGCAAGTGGCGTTGTCAGACAAGATTCAAGGCGCATTTGCTGCGGCAACACGCACCTATAAGGACAACTTTGGGTGGGGATTGCTCTACAACCCGCTCAACAACGCCCTAATTGTCAACATTCCAGTTGGAACTGGCACCCAGCAACAATTTGTGATGAATAACATCACAAAAGCGTGGTGCAACTTTACGGGATGGTACGCAAACTGCTGGACGCTTCTTAACGACACCCCGTATTTTGGTGCAAACGGCATTGTTGCACGCGCTTGGGTTGGCGGTACGGGAGCCGATAGTTACGCAGACAACGGCGCGGCGATACAAACCCGATCGCTGCAAGCCTTTAACTACTTTGACACTCGCGGTGTTATCAAATACTTCACCCGAGGCCGCCCGACGCTGTACTCCAACGGCCAACCCGCCATCAGCATTGGCATTAACGTAGATTTTCAGACCGCCGACTTAGTTGGCCCCTTGTCATTCTCGGGAACCGCTTATGGTTTGTGGGATGTTGGCCTGTGGGGTCAAGCGTTATGGGGGTCGGATTCAGTCGTTTCAAACAACTTTGTAGGTCTTCAAGGCATTGGTTATTGCGGTGCTGTGAACTTCAACAGCAAAAGCAAAAACTTGTCGTTGGAGTGGGCATCAACAGACATTGTGTATCAACTCGGATGGGCTGGCGCATCGTAAGCGGCCCCGAAGTGGGCCATTGGACAATGGCAAGAACGGACGGCCACTATAACGCCGACCGTTCAACGGCTATTGGCCTTGAAAAAGACGGTCAATTGGTCGCCGGTACGGTTTACGAGATGTGGAACGGTAAATCTATCGTTTGCCACATCACTTGGGATCAGATCACCCCAGCATACCTCGCTGCGGTGTACGACTATCCCTACAACATCGCAAATGTTGATAAGATCATAGGGCCAATAAGCAGCAACCATACCCGGGCGCTGAAACTGGTCACAAAGATGGGGTTTTCAGAGGAAGCGCGAATTAAAAACGCCGCTCCCGACGGAGACATCGTGTTTATGACGCAGACACCAGATCGGTGTCGTTACTTGGAGCCTCGGTATGGGCAAAAGATCGCCGGCACCACCGCCAACACCTGATTATTCCAAAATTGCCATGTTGCAAGGCCAAGCCAATTTGGAGGCGGCCAAGCAATCGGCGTATATGTCCAACCCAAACGTCTACACGCCGACGGCGCAGCAGACGGTGCAGTGGACAAAACAGCCGCAATTTAATCAAGAAGCCTATGACAAGGCGATGCAGGATTATTGGTCACAGGCTCCCGATGGGTATACCGGCCCAGAACCATCCCGCGAACAGTTCACGACCTACGTTGAACAGCCGACAATTCGGCAAGAGTTGGTTGGCCCTGCCAAGGACATCTTTGCCACGCAGCAGCAAGCCGAGCAGGCCATGGCAAATCTTGGGCTGCGAGAGATCGGCGACTTGTCGCAGTTCCTCGGTCAAGATTTCCAAGCGCAATTGCCGCAAATCCAAACGACCCTCGGCGGGTACGGTCAAGTAGCGCAAGCCCCGAACGCTGCGGCTTACGGACAAGCCACAGGAATCGGCCCGCAAGGCGAGATCGTAGGGCCACCCCAAGCCGGCCAATACGGCCCCCTTACCCAATTTGGCGCAGGGCAGTTACCGGGGCAATATGCACCGACCGGCACCGCCCAAGGCTTGCAAGGTGCGTTACCCGGGGTGTCAACCGGCCCCGCTGCCGGTCAGTTCGGCATGGCGGGCGGTGGCCCGCAGGCGCAAACCCTGCAACAAATCAACCCTGCGGCCTTTGGTGCCATTCAAGGCGCACCGGGCGCGGGTCAGTACGGGTTAGCCCAAGGCGGCCCTAGCGCGGGCTTATACGGCCTTGCGGGCGGCGGCCCTGCCGCACCGCAGGTTGGCGGTCTTAACTTGGCCGGTGTTGGCACGGCTCAAGCCGGGGTAACGGGCGGTCAGTTTGGCGCAGCCGCAGGCGGCCCGCAGGGCGTGCAGTTTGGCGGTTTGGATACGTCCGGTTTAATGGGCATTCAAGGCGGTGTAGGACAGTTTGGACAAGCCCAAGGCGGCACGGTCGCCGGCCCGCAATTAGGAGGCTTGAACACCTTTGGCGTGGGACGCGTGCAACGCGCACCGGGCCAAGGTCAGTTTGGTTATGCCCAACAGTTTGTAGAGGGGCCAGAGTTACAGCGTCAGATTGACGTACAAGGATTAGCCGCAGCACCGATCAGCGCAGGCACAACGGCGCAACAAGCGATTATGTCGCGCCTTGGCCCTCAACTTCAGGGCGAACGCCAACAACTTTACACCCAATTGATTAACCAAGGACTTGTGCCGGGTGGTGAAGCGTTCAACGCGGCCATGTCAGCGCAAGCACAAAAGGAAAACGACCTTATCTTGCAAGCCGCAGCGCAAGGCATTGCGTTAGATCAAGCGGCACGCCAGCAAGGTTTTGCCGAACAACAATCTCGCGCCATGTTTGCCAATCAAGCCGCCCTCCAAGGGTTTGGGGCGGGCATGGAACAGGCAGGGTTATATAACGTCGGCCTTGGTCAAAACGTGCAGCAAGCCCTTGCCACGCAAGCCGCTGCCAACGCCGCTCAACAACAAGCATTCCAGCAGCGCCTTGCCGGTGCAGAGTTTGGGCAGCAAACAGAACTTGCGCGATTTGGCGCAGGAATGCAATCAGAGGCTGCACGCAACCAAGCCATTGCACAAAACACGCAATTGGCGTTGCAAAGCGGGCAGTTCGCAAACCAAGCCCAAGCGCAACAATTTGCACAGCGGTTGGCCGCAGGCGAGTTTGGCAGAGAAGCGCAACTGGCGTCGTTCCAGACGGGTCAGCAAGCGCAGCAAGCAATAAACGCGGCCATTGCTCAGAACTTCCAGCAAGCCATGGCGGCTGATGAAGCAGCCCGAGCCGCGCAAGCGCAGCGTTTTGGCCAAGCGGTCACAGGAACACAAGTCGGTGCGGAACTTGCCGGCCAGCAGTTTGGCATGGCCCAACAAGCCCAACAAACACAAAACCAAGCCATCGCGCAAAACTTTGCACAAGCACAGCAAGCCCAGCAAGCACAAAACCAAGCCGCTGCGCAGAACTTCCAGCAAGCCCTCGCCGCTCAACAAGCCGCGAACCAAGCGCAGCAACAGGGTTACGCGCAGCAGATGGGTGCGGGTGAGTTTAACCGCGAGGCATTGTTAGCGCAGTTTGGTATGGGTCAACAAGCCCAGCAAGCCGCTAATCAAGCCATGGCACAGAACTTTGCGCAGGCTCAAGCCGCCGCACAGATGCAGAACCAAGCGGGCGCACAGCAGTTTGGTCAGCAAGTGACCGCTCAAGAACTACAGAACCAAGCCCTTGCGCAGAACCAAGCGCAAGCATTGGCCGCCTACCAAGCCAATCTGGCGCGTCAACAACAAGGTTTTCAACAAGCGGGCGCACAAGCCGAATTCACAAACCGCGCACAAGCACAAGCGTACCAGCAAGCAATGGCACAACAAGCCGCCGCCAATGCCGCGCAGCAGCAGCGGTTTGGGCAAGCCATGGACATCCAAGGTTTGTACAACGCCGCCATGCTGCAAAACTACCAAATGGCAATGTCGCAACAGGCTGCGCAAAACGCCGCACAGCAACAGCAGTACAACCAAATGGTTGGTGCAGCGACGTTTGGCAACCAAGCGGTACAGCAGGCGCTTCAGCAGCAATTGGCACTACGCAATCAGCCGCTCAACGAGATTTCAGCGTTGCTATCGGGATCGCAAGTACAGATGCCGCAGTTCCAAGGCTACAGCGGCGTGCAAGTCGCTGCGACTCCGTATCTGCAAGCCGCCCAAGCGCAAGACGCTGCCGCAATGCAGCGTTACGGCATCCAAGCCAACCAAGCCGCCAGCAACGCAAGCGGTCTGTACGGATTGGCGGGAAGCCTTGGCAGCGCGGCAATCATGTCCGACCGCCGCTTAAAGTCCAACATCGTGCGCGTCGGCACGCACCCGCTTGGCATCGGCATCTATGAGTACGACATCTTTGGCGAACGCCAGCGCGGCGTGATGGCCGACGAAGTGCAGAGGGTCAAGCCGGAAGCGGTCGTGACCCACCCAAGCGGTTACAACATGGTTAAGTATGGGTTGCTGTTATGAAGTACTACAAAGCCCAGCAAGATCGTACCGACCCGCAACGCCTCGCAGAAATGCTGGCAATGCAAGAAGCCAATCAAAAAGTTAGTACTGACTACGGCGCGTTACCGTCCATGTCATCGGGAAGCCCTAACTTCATTAACCCGATGGATTTAGAAAAGATGCGCCGCACAGCCATGAACCGCAAAGCGCAAAAGATTGGCAAGAACACCTACGACACCACCACACCCACAGATACGACGGGGTTAGCATGAACGGATTTACACCAGACCGACCGCAACGCATGGCGCAAATGTTAGCGTTGCAGGAGCGTAATTCATCGCTTAACGCCCCAGCGGGTCAGCGGGACGGTATGCCGGCGATGCGTCCGTCACTTGCGTATAGCGGCGCTACGCCCAACACCGCCGCAGGCATCGCACCGCAAGCCATGAATTTTAACGGCCCAATGAACACCCCGCAGCCCGGAATCACCGGCTCTCGCGGTTATTCATCGCCACAACTCGGTAACGGGCCGCGCAAGCCCGCCTCCCCCGGCATGACGACGCCGCAAGGAGGGCAGTACAGAGGTGACTTTGATGCGAACTTATAAAGCATTTACGGAACCAAGCCCCTACGAAATAGAGAAGCAGCGTGCCGAACGGCAACGCCGCTACGCTGAACTTTTGCAGCAGCAAGCCATGGAAGGCGAACAAGAGCCGTTCACGTTCCAAGGTTTTCGTGCAATGCCATCGCCGGCTAATGCGTTGGGTCGCATTCTGCAAGCCTATACCGCCAAAAAAGTGGGCGAAAAAGCGGAGGCGTCTGAAGCAAAGGCGCGTGAGGCTGATATTGCAGGCATGACTGAACTTCAGCGGTCGCTTGGGCCGCAAACTCGCGTTGTTGAGCCTGATATGTTTGCTGACCCAATGGAAATGGGTAGCAAATACACGCCCCCACGCACCGAAACAACTATGCCGAGTTTCCAGCAGCGCGAATCGTTGCTGACGAACGCACTGGCAAGCGGTACGCCGTCATCTCAGCGCCTCGCGCAATTGATGTTGAGCCGTCAACCGCAAATGACAATGGAAGCACTAATGAGTGCATCGCCTGAAAGCAGGCGCAAATATCAAGAAACAGGCGATCCATCAGTTTTGGAGTTAGCGCCAAAAGCAGGTAATTTGCCGAGCGAGGTTGAAACGTATCAGTATTATGTTGCCGATCAGCGACGATTAAATAAGCCAGTTAAATCGTTTGAAGATTGGCGATTGACGAAGCCGCCATCCACTAGCATTACCAATGTGTTGCCGGGTGAAAAAACGACAACCGCATATACAACGGCGTTGAGTGGAAAATTAGCAGATCAAGATGCGGCCGATCTTGCATTAGGTGAGCAATCTTTGCCGCAGATTGACGCGTCGTTCCGTGTCCGTGATTTGTTGAAACAAAACCCCATTACGGGAACTGGCGCAAATGCACGGCTTGCGCTTGAGCGAGCATTGGCTACCGCAGGCTTTTCAAAAGGCCAAAAAGCCTCTGTTACGGAAAATTTGGCGGCCGAACTTGGCAAAGTTACATTGGCTGCAATTCCAACAAGCGGCCTTGGGTCGGGTCAAGGATTTACTGGTAGCGACCGAGAATTTTTGGAGAAAGCCGCTGCTGGTACGTTGGAGTTGACAAATGCCAATCTTGAATACCTTGCTGAGTTAAACGAAAAGGTCGCAAGAGCAAACATTCAGCGCAGCAATAGAACGCGATCAAGATTGCGAAAAATCCCAGAATTCGCTGGGTTGGGCGATAGATTTCCCGACATTGTTGCCCCGCCTGCGTATGGCAGTCAGTTGCCGCCGGGTGCAGTTCTTGACCCGTCGCCACGGTAAGCGAGGACGTTATGGCATACAAAGAAGGGCAAACCGCGACAAACACGCAAACTGGCGAACGGTTCATATTCCGTAACGGCAAATGGGAAAGTCTTAGTTCTGAGTCAAAAGCGCGGCAGGCTGGCCGAACGTTGCCAATTGAAGCGCGGAGACTAATGACGGGCCTTCAAGGCGCGTTTTTAAACACGGCAGATGAGTTAGCGGGTGCTGCGGCTGCTCAAGGGCAAGCCGGGTCGTTTGCGGGAGCGGGTTATGCGAATCAAGCAACCCCAAGGATGCGACCCGAGCAGATGTATGAGCCAGCCCGAGAAGCCTTTAGGGGAGGCGTAGAAAGTTTCCAAGAGGAGCGTCCCGGCGAGGCATTAGCAACCGAAATAACGGGCGGTGTTGTAGGCGCACCTCTTTCCCTTGGGTTAGGGTTGCCTCGCCTTGGCGTAACGGCATTGCAACGAGGCTATCAGTTTTTAAAGCCCATAGTTGGAACTAGCGCGGTTTCAGCGGTTGGCGAAACTGAGGCTGAATCACCCGGTGATTTTGCAGCAGATGTGGCTCGTCGCACCGCGATAAATACCGCATATGGCGCAGGATTGGGTTTAGGCGGCAAGGGTTTAGGTGTAATTGGAAGTCAAATTGCTCAACGAACGCCAAAAGTTGGCGAACGATTTGCAAAAGACCCGGCCCGTGAACGCCTTGCCCAATTGTTAATGCGGGACATGAATGCGCGGTTTACTGGCGCACAAGACCCCATCACAATTGCAGAGCGTCGGTTAAGGGTATTTGGCCCAGATGCTCCGCTGGCGGCAACAGGCCGAGAAACAACAGAGGAGTTGGGGCTGCTGCGCAATCTTCCGGGTTCGCAGCAACGTGCCATTGACAAGGAAACGCGACGAATTCAAGAGCGTCGTGGCCCTGCACTTGTAGAAAGCGCAGAAACTGCAATGGGCGGTCAAGGCGTCCCGTTTCGCGCAACCGTGCTTCAATATTCTCAAGATGCGCGGGCAAAAGCAGCGCCGTTCTATCAACAGTTAGAAGGTCAAGATTTTGTTGTAGACAAAGGATTGGCTGATTTGCTTACCCGATCCCGTAAAGCGTTTGGTGAGGCTGAAGAACTTGCGGCGGTGCGTGGTATGCCCGCCAAACTTGATCTTGGCGCTGTGCGACCGGGTGACAGAGTGCCGTTTGAGGTATTGGATAACCTTAAGCGCACGCTGTATGACATTGAAGAAGCCGCAAAAGGTGAGTTTGGTAAATCCACGGAAAAAAGCCGTGCTTATACCCAATTGCGCCGCAGTCTAATCGCCAAACTAGACGAACTGTCGCCTAAAGACAGCAAAGGCCAAAGCATTTATAAACAAGCCCGACAAGCGTTTGAGGGCGAAGCGCAGTTAGAGACTGCAATGCGGCGTGGTCGTGATGCGCTGAAAGAGGACGCAGAGGAACTTGCCGCAACAATGGCTGATCTTGAGCCGTCGCAACTTGAAGCGTTCCGCATGGGCGCGTTGCAAGGTATTCGTGACTTAGCAGGGACGGGCGCGGGTCAATCTCGGCTTCTTAACGTATACAAAGAACCTACGCTGCAAGCCAAACTGCGAACTATTTTTGGCAATGATTTTCGCAAGTTTCAAAGAGCCATTACAACGCAAGAAGAATTGCGCCGAGTGGAGCGTGCGGGTCAAGGTTCGCAAACCTTCAAGTTAGGCGCACGAGCAGAAGATCAAGCCGCAATGATGGATGCTTTTGATTTGGCTCAATCTGCACAAACAGGCGGTTTGCCCTTTGTTTCGCGGATTGCCCAAAGATTTTCTAAAATCCGTATGCCAGAAGAAACAAGAAAAGAGTTGGCAAGATTACTATTGCTGCGCGGCGAACCCGCCGCAGAAGAACTAACGAATATGCGTGCATTTATGGAACGTCGTCGCCGTCAGCAAGCCCTTGCAGGGCAATTAGCCGGGCGCACAGGCGCGATAACGTCACAGGAGTAAATACAGATGTCTTTCAATGGTTCCGGGACGTTCGTCATCAACACGGCAGGCCAGCCTGTCGTCGCTAACACCGTCATTTCGGCCACGGTCTTTAATGCGCTTACCGCAGACCTTGCCACGGGTCTTTCTACCTGTATCACCAAAGACGGGCAAACGACCATTACGGCCAACATCCCCTTTGGCTCTAACAAAATTACAGGGCTTGGTGCTGCGACCGCAGCAACCGATGCCGCCACGTTTGGGCAAGTGCAATCCACCGCCGCCAAACTCATCACGGTCACGGGTACGGACACCATTACGGGAACCATGTCGCCTGCGCTGACGGCTTACGCGGCAGGGCAACTGTTCTACTTTATTGCCAACGCCGCCAACACTGGCGCCATGACGATCAACATTGACGGTCTTGGCGCAAAGGCCATCACGCGAGACGGCTCCACGGCATTGATTGCGGGAGACGTTAACACGGGCGAGATCGTCGTCATTTGCTATGACGGCACCCGTTTTCAGATGATTAACGCCGCCAATTCATTTGGCAACACGACGATCAACGGCACCCTTACGGTTACGGGTAACACCGGGCTGCAAGCCAACGTCTCCATTACGTCTACGTTGTCCGTTGGCGGCACCTTTGCCGTCACAGGCGCTGCAACGCTCGGTAGCACGCTTTCGGTTACGGGTAAGTCAGACCTTCCGGTAGTCTCCACGGCCTCCATGAACGCGGCTGTAGCCGTTATTACAACGGGAACGGTGACTAATCTCACCTCTACGTCGGCCTCCATCGCCAGCATGAACGCCGGGGTTGCCCTTCTTACCAACGCCACGGTCACGACGCTGACCGCCACAGGCGCGTCCATCGCCTCGGCCAACATCGGCAACCTTCAGTTTACGGCCGCCTCTATCGCCTCCATCAACGCAGGCGTTGCGGTGATTACAAGCCTCACAGCAACGGGAGCGTCCATCGCCAGCATGAACGCGGGTGTGGCGCTACTCACCACGGCAACAGTGACGAGCCTTACCGCTACGGGAGCCTCTATCGCATCGGCTAACGCGGGCAACCTACAGGTCACAGGTGCCTCGGTCGCCTCCGCTAACGTCGGTGTGGCGCTTATCACCACAGGCACAGTTACAGCCCTTACGGCCACAGGAGCCTCTATTGCGTCGGCTAATGTCGGCACCGCAGTCGTCACAGGGCTGACTGTTACCAACGCCTCTATTGCCTCGGCAAACGCAGGTACGGCCACGCTCTCCGGCAACCTCACGCTTAACGGCGGCACCGCCAACGGCGTGCTGTATCTGAACGGCAGCAAGGTGGCGACGAGTGGGAGTGCGCTGACGTTTGATGGGACGAACTTTGCGACAACAGGAAACATAGGCGCAGGTTCAACCACTATTTATGATGGTGGCGGTTTTGGGCGTGTTGTTAGCATATATGGATCTGCTGCTGCGGCTGTTTCTCTTGTTAACGCTAATAGGCAGTATCAATTAGGAGTAACCGGAGCAAATGCTTTTGGTATATATGACCATACAGCAGGCTCTTACCGTTATCAGATTGATACTTCTGGTAACAACATTTGGACTATTAGTTCCGAACAGATGCGCCTCACCTCCACGGGCCTCGGCATCGGGACGAGTTCGCCTGCGTATAAGTTGGATGTAAATGGTTCTGCACGGGCATCAGGACTTACAGCAAATAGTTCTGCAATTTTAGCCGGGGCATCGCAAACAACCGTTGATTTTTTACCCGGCACCGCAGGCCGAGTTATTGCTTGGGGGCCAAACGCATCAACCGCAGGAACTTTGTATTTAGGTACGGTTTCTTCTGATGCCTCTGTAGGTTCAACATCCGCGGTTGTCTTAAACCCCTCCGGCAACCTCGGTCTGGGCGTGACGCCGAGTGCGTGGGGAAGCAACTGGAAAACAATCCAGATTGGTCAACGGGCCAATTTTGTCTCTGGTCCGGCCACTCAACCGATGGTCGTGTACAACGCTTACCACGACAACACCAATTTCAAATACATTGCAAGTTCGGTTCAGGCTAGTTATTACGAACAGACCGCTGGAACACACGTTTGGTTCAACGCCCCCTCCGGCACCGCAGGCAACGCGATCACGTTCACGCAGGCGATGACGCTGTTTGCGTCAGGGGCTTTATGGGTTGGTTCAAGTAGCGAACTCGTTAGCGGCCAAGGCATTGTTGGCCTAAATGGAGCATCCGGTACGGCACTTGGGCCTGTACTTGGCTTTGCACAAAATGGGACAATTATTGGAGGTATTGGACAATACTCTCGCATAACTGGCAGCGGTACGTCACAAGACATTTTCATCCAGTCTCAAGGCTCTAGTAACAACGTCGGTATAAACGCCAACCCTGCCAGCGCGTATATCTATTTCCAAACGCAAGGCACCGAACGCGCACGCATCACGGCAGGGGGGTATTTCAAGGCGAGTAATGACGGGGTGTATGTTGGTAGTACAGGTTCGTACCACGAATTAAGATCAACCGCTAACGAGACTGGCGTTATTGTTCAACTTACTAACGCAACTCTCAATCAGTCAGTAAACGGCATACAAGTAAACTATTCTGGAGCGTCTCCAAACGGCACTTCTGCTGCGTTTTTGTATTGCAATGACAGCACTACACTTCGTGCATCTATTCGCTCCAACGGCGGCTTGGCTAACTACCAAGCCAATAACGTAGACCTGTCTGACGCTCGCACGAAGAAGGAAATCAATCCGGCCGCGTCTATGTGGGACAAGATCGGCGCTTTGGAGATTGTCACCTATAAGTACAACGACCAGACGCACGATGATGTCAACGTCGGTGTCATCGCGCAGCAAGTAGAATCTGTTGAGCCGGTGTGGGTAGACAGCGATGGCTTTGGCGAAACGCCAGAAGATGGTGTGCCGCTCAAGACGGTCTACACCAAGGACATCACCTTTGCCGCCATCAAAGCCCTACAAGAAGCAATGGCCCGTATTGAACAACTTGAGGCCAAAGTAGCCGCTCTGGAGACTAAATAACCATGTCCGACGTTGAACTGAAACTCTCGCTTGAAGAAGCCGTCGCCATCGTGAATCTGCTGGGTAGCCTCCCGACGAGTCAAGGCGGGTTCCCGCTCTGGCAGAAACTGAAGGCGCAGGTGGAGGCGCAGATGCCGAAGGAACAACCGGAGCAAATGCAATGACAACGATCACATGGAATATCAGCGAATTAAACTGCCTCCCGCAATCAGCGGAGGGTGCGGATTACGTCGTCACGGCCCATTGGCAATGCAACGGCGTAGACGGCGACTATAGCGGCAGCGTCTATAGCACTTGCTCGTTTGCCGTCGTGCAGGGTGCGTTTACGCCCTACGCTGACCTCACGCAAGATCAAGTACTCGGCTGGATTTGGGCCAACGGCGTGGATAAGGACGCGACCGAGGCTGCGGTAGCGCAGCAGATCCAGAACCAGATCAACCCGCCCATCGTATCGCCGCCGCTGCCATGGGCATGAACACGGCATTTCTCGTCATCTTTGTTGGCCTTCAGATCGCTGACATCTGGACGACGCTAACGGCGCTAAAGCAGGGTGGTCGGGAGTTAAACCCGTTTCTCGCCAAACTGTTTAAGCGGTTTGACCCGCTTTCCGTCATGGTGCCAGTGAAGTTGGCGGGCGTGTGGGCGTTGTGGTACGTCAATTTATGGGGACTCACAGCAATCATGTGTGCGGCGTATCTGTGGGTCGTGTTCAACAACCTAGACGAGATATACGGCAGAAAGTGACATGGAAGCGCAGATTCTATTTAACGTGCTAGTCGGTATTGCAGGTGTCTTTGGCGGCTGGATACTTAACAACATTTCCCGATCCATAGAAAAACTGGACGAGGATGTGCGTGAGATGCCGCTGACCTACATTACGCAGGATGCTTACCACCGCGACCAGAACCGCTACCAGCGCGATATAGACGAAATTAAGGGTATGCTGCGGCTCATCTTTGACCGGCTTGAGGCAAAGGCTGACAAATGATTCCTGCTGCGCTGCTGCCTATCGTTAAACCTCTCCTTGCCAACGGCCTCGGGCTAGTGGCTAACGCTGTGCTTGCCAAAGGCAAAAAGGCGATAGAGGACAAATTAGGCGTGGAACTAAAGCCCGATATGTCTTCAGAGGACATGGCAAAGGTTCAGATGGCGCAGATGGAACACGAAGAAGAACTGCTGCGCCTACGGATAGAGGACAACAAACTAGACCTCGCTGAACTAGAAATGCGGCTTAAGGACACGGATTCGGCGCGGGAACGGGAAGTTGCGATTGCGACCTCCAGTACGGCCCCTTTAATAAATAAGATCGTGACCCCCGTTCTCGCGCTGTCTATCTTGTTGCTGACCTTTGTGCTGTTTGGCGTTGTCATGTTTGACAACACGCCTGTTGAGACTTCCCGCAAAGACATACTGATATACGTCCTCGGCGTCCTCTCTGCCATCGCCACGCAGATCGTGTCGTATTACTTTGGCTCAAGCCAAGGCAGTAAAGACAAGGCTGACCAGTTACGGGACGCTCTCAAATGAGCAACGTCGCTGAACAAGCCGCTTTCCTGCTGGACGTATGCCGTCTTATCAATCGCGCCACGGAATTGGGGTTCGTCGTGACAGCAGGCGAACTCTATCGCACACCCGAACAGCAACAGATATACGTCAAGACCGGGCGTTCCCGCACAATGAACTCACTTCACCTTCAACGTCGTGCCGTAGACCTTAACTTCTTCAAAGATAATGCGTTATGCTACGACAAGGCCGTTTTGGCTTCCCTAGGGGCTTATTGGGAGAGCCTTCACCCGCTTAACTCGTGGGGTGGAAACGGTGTGAAATTGGTGGATACACCGCATTTCAGCCGAGGAGTGGGGAAACCTGAATGGCGAAGGATAACCGATACAAAGCCGTCCAAATAATTGACGGAACGTGGTATCGCATCAAGGGGTATACCCACGCCGAATGTTGCGACTGTGCGTTAGTCCACAAAGAAAAATACCGACTTGTGGACGGCCAACTGGAATGGATGGCCGAACGTGACGATGAGGCCACCAAGGCCCGCCGAAAGGAACTCGGCATCAAGGTTATCCGCAATGCCAAAGCACACAAACGACGATGAGTTTTTAGAACTTTGGAGTCGGCTAAAAAGCCCTTCAAAGGTTGCGAAATACCTAAAAATGGATGCGAGGTCGGTGCATTTGCGCCGCCGATCATTAGAAGCCCGCTACGGGGTCGCATTACCGTCTGCAATAAAATACGCCCAAGGCGGGGAAATGACCCAAAAAGGCAACCGCGCCAACGAACTTGCTGCCGAACGCGCTAGGAAGTACGAGCGTGACATGGTGGATGAGGTTAAAGACGGCGTGGTGCTGATTGCCTCAGACTGCCACTACTGGCCCGGCCTCGTGACCGAGGCGCACCAAGCGTTTTGCCGGTTAGCCAAGGAACTTAGTCCGAAAATAGTCATCTTGAACGGTGACGTATTGGACGGTGCGCGGATCAGCCGTCACGCCCGCATCATGTGGGAAAAACAGCCTACGGTAAAAGACGAAATTGCTGCGGTGCAGGATCGGGTTGCGGAGATTGAACGTGCGGCAGGTCGCGCCAAACTGATCCGCACCATCGGCAACCACGACGCCCGCTTTGAGAACTACCTGTCTACCCGTGTTGGCGAGTTTGAAGAAATGACCGGCATGACGCTGCTGGACTACCTACCGAGATGGCGGGCGGGATGGTGTGTGCATCTAAACCAAAACACCGAGGGGTGGGTCACTGTCCGTCACCGCCCTGTATCCGGTGGGATACACGCCGCCTATAACAGCACTCTACGCTCGGGCGTCCACTATGCCCACGGACACCTCCACAAGTTGCAGGTGACACCGTGGGGCGATTACAGGGGCCGTCGGTACGGTATAGACACCGGCACCCTCGCAGAACCGGAAGGCCCGCAGTTCAACTATACGGAGGCAGGGCCGCTTAATTGGGCGTCAGGCTTTGCCGTGTTGACCTTCCACAAGGGCTTTTTGCTCCAGCCCGAACTTTGCGTCGTAGAACGCGGTGCCGCATGGTTTCGGGGAAGGAAGATTTAAGGCCAGAGGCGTGCGCACGCTGCGTGTGGTGCTGCCCTTGGAACGGCCAAGGGTGGGGATGCGCACACCCGACCGTCAGCGGCCTGTTAGATGGCGCGTGCCGCTGCGGCAGCGTTCACTTTAAGCCGTTTGCACCGTTCTGGCCGTTAAAGATGGCTGAGGGAGGTAGGGTCGAACTACCATTGCCAGAGTCAAAGTCTGGTGACTTGCCAGTTAGTCGATCCCTCAACGGCTAAGATGCGCAACCTCGGCCTGTAACGTCTTAATTTCACGCTCCAGCACCTCGGCAATCTCCCACATTCCACGCTGGCGGATTTCGGCCAGCGCAAATTGTACCTTTTGCGCCTGACTTTGACCGTATCCCCACGGCGCACGCTGTAACTCGGCTTTCCACGCCCCCGGCGGGCTGTCGTTATCAATCACCAGTATTCCCTCCCACCGCGCTTACAAGCCCATACGGGCGGGGGAACGTGACGCCAATCCTCACCATAGATTCGCGTCCAAAACCGCTTAAAACGCATTAGGAGCCGCATAAACCCTCCACGCTATAATTGGTACTCGGTGACTTCCAATCCCTTGGTACGTCGCCCGTAATCCATGACGGGTCTTTCCACAGCAATCGGTTATTCGGGTAGGCAATCCACGGGCCGGTGTCTAGCGCGATGATGTGGTGATCCTTGCTCTGGTCAGGCACCTCTGCCCAACCGCCATTGGCCCAGAACACGCTAAATAGGTACGTTCCCGCACGCATGACCTTATCGCGGCCCAGCGCCTCTACGCGGTGATTGCGAAGCATCTGCATCTCGCGCACCTCGCAGTGCCTGCTGAACGAGTCCCACCACACAGACAGATTGAGCGACAACGGTTCGCAAGGTTTGGCGCAAAGGGCGTGGATCGGGATTCTGGCCCATTGTGCGCCGTTCTCCAACATCACTTGGAACATCGGCACTCGGGCAGGTTCAGCGCGAAACCCAAACACGGTGCAAAGCGTAAACTTGCCATGCCCGTTTTGCTGGTCGTATAGGAACTCGTTACGCACGTAGGCCGTGGTGTACGGGGTGTCTACGACAAAACTCACACCAACCCCTCTTTTTCAAGTTGTGCAATGGTGCGGGCCATGCCCTCAAAGTGAGCAAGGCGTAGTTCGTCGTGCGTCATGCCGCTCACGCCCGCCAAACGGATGTGCGCCAGCACGACGGTTTCGCTGTTGAAGTTGCAGATACCGGGCAAGCGCACCATGCAGCCTCGGCCTTTGGCCTCTTTACGCAGGCTCATACACCGGCTCCGGTATCACAATGCCCATATCCGCGCAGCGCGACTCTAAAAACAATAAGTAATCGCTAAACTCTTGCTTGGTCAGCGCCGAGGATCGTTTGAGCGGTCGCATACGTTTACGTCCGAACCCTTCCAGCGTCTCCCATCCAAAGCACTCCCCGAGGAAGTATTCGTGGAGGTCATCGCGTGTCCATCCTGCCAACGCCTCACCGCCGCCCTCTAGGATCGCGGGGTACGCTACGCCCCAGAGAAAGGCGTTCTGCTGCTGCGTGCGCGGCTTTTTCCACTCGGTGACTTCTATCGCCCACGTTTTGTTGGGCGAGAGTCCCTGCACCATGCGTGCGGCAGCGGTCGCTAACTGCTCAGGCGTTGTGCCTTTGGGAAAGATGCGTTTCACCGACTCGCCTCTAACCATTCCTTGCCGTACTCAACGTCTACCCAATCCTTAAACCACGGGCCACCGCGTGTGAAATGCACGGCAATCGGATTAGGGCAATGGTCGCGGGTGTACCAGCCTTCCAGATAGTTCCACGCTATCGGTAGGGAGCCGATGGACTCGTCCTTTAACCATTGTAGGCGGTGCAGGAACATTCCACTTTCTCTGTTCACAACGTCGGGTGTCAACGCCTTGACCTCGGGGTGCGAACAGTTCATAAACATGAACGATGACCAGTTCTTTCGTGGGTATTGATGCTGCGCCTTGTTGTCCATCTTGACCTTCTCAAACGGCCTGTAATCGTGCTGTACCACAAAGCACGCTTTTGCCCCGTCGGCGTAGTCCATCAGTCCCGCAATATCCCCCCGCAAAAGAAAGTCGCAGTCCATAAACACAGCCCAGCCGTCGTACCCGGCGAGGTATGGGGTCAGGAAGCGGGTAAACGAAAACTCCGTAGACGACAACGGATCAAACTCCCGCCAGTAAAGGCCACGCTCCCGAAGTTCTGACTGTTTGATGGGCTGGATGTCTAACGGAATAGAGGCGTGCTTCAGCAGGCTCTTGCGGCATACTTGATACGCAATGTCCTCGCGGCTGTCCCAACCGATAAATACCTTCACAGTTTTTCCTCAAAGTCTATGTAACGCCATGCTAAATACTCGGGCGTCACGGCGTAAACGTCGTAATCGTAACCCCGAGCCGGGTCTAACTGTTTGCGCACAATCCAATCGGCAAACGTCGTATTAACGTCCACTAAAGCAGCCACCGTCATGCTGTGATTGACCAGAAAGTACCAATCAGGCCGAGGGTGCGCGTTGTCAAACGATGCCTTGGCGCAGATGGTTGCCGTCTCAAACGGCCACTCGCCAAACTCAAAGTCACGCTTTAGATGCTTGACCTCTATGCGCTTATCACTGGCATAAATGTCGCCCTTATCGGCGTATTCTTTGCGGTCGGCAAAGTTGGCACGCAGCCGACGCTGCGGGAGCGTCACCGTATGCCCAAGGTTTAGCAAGTAAGTCGCCACTACGATTTCAGCAGGGCGACTCGCCCGAAACCTTGCCTCAAAGTCAGAATGGGGCGTCAAGGTCATCCCAATTGTCCTCGTTTAACTGCGGCTTCTTGGTCGGTTGACGCTGCGGCTCACCGCCACGCGACAACTTGCCCTCACCCTTGGCCTCTATCTTCAGGCTCATAAACTTATCGCCTGTTTTCTTGCTTGCCTTTATCCATGCCGAAATGTTGTAGTCCACGTTGTTAATTACGCATGACCCACGGTAGTCGGGACGGTTCGGGTTATCGCCCTTGTCGTTCTTAAACAGCACACCCTTCATGTTTGGATCGTAATTCACAATTTCACCTTTTGTAGTTGCTCAACTTTATTTTCCAACTCACCGAGGAACCACTGCACCTCGGCCTCTAACTCCGCGATGCGCGTGGCGTCACGCGCCATACGCACAATTAGCAATTGCAAATGCTCCGGCAAGCGTGGGTCGTATGACACAAAGTCACACCACGGCGCACCCGTCACCGCCATCTGCCATTGCATTTGCGTGACGTACTTTTCAGGAGGTTTACCAGACAGCACGTACTCCAAATGCGTAGCCGTATTCGGGCATTTAATCTCTATCAACCCGTCGCCCACGAAACCGTCGGGGGATGCGCCAGAGCCGGGAATGTCGTGGTGCGGGATAAACCCCACCTCCTCCACCAACTCGCCTGTCTTGGCGCTATACGCGGCCCGTGCTTGCGGCTCGGTCTGCGTACCCCATTCCATCGCGGCATTGCTGAACATCTCGGTCGGCTTTCCCGTAAGGCGTTCGCAGATCAACTGCGCCATGTAATTTTCACGGCTTGCCGAATACCCGCTCTTGGTCTTGGCTACTACGTCAGCCACGCGGCTGGCGGTTACTTTGCCAAGGCGGGCCGCGAACCATTCCTCGGTGCGCTGCTCCATCGTGCCGCCCTGTAATCGGTCGGTTACAGTTGCCTTTTTCACGCGGCCTCCGGTGGCGGGTTCAGTTCCTTCTTGCGGGCGGTAAACGCATCAATGTGCGTCATGCGCTGTTCCTTGGTGAGCCGCTTAAACAACTTGGTCAGTTCGTCCAGCGATGCAGAACCTGCAATCAGCGCAACAAGATCAGGATCAACTTGCGGTGCAGCACCCTCAGGCGAATCCTCGCCCGCGTAGATGTACAAGCCAAGGCCGAACATGGCGATGCATTTGGCAAGGCACCGCATGATCGCGGTGTTGACTGAGAACGCATCGGGGTTCTGAATTGCTCGGTTACGATTGTCCATCACCGGCAACACGCACGTTTTAATGTCGCCCTTTATCTCTACGCTGACCTTCACCATTGCAGTGCCGTCGGGCAGATACATGGCAGGGCGGTCGCTGTATTCGTGCGCCGTCCAACGGGCAGCCGGGTCAATCTTTAGCACCTCGGCCCATGCCCACGCCCACGACAAGTAAGACAAATTGCCTTTCTTCTCAACGTGGTCGTTGACGTTAATTTTTAGTAATTCGCTCATAACCCACCTTCGTCAGTTCTTCGTTGATGATGCTGTTCAGTTCAGCGAGTGCAGCGTTGCATCGTTCAATGCGTTCTTGTTCTTCTTGCTGCTGTAGTTCCAAATCCTGCTGATGCCACCAACTGTTATCATCGTTTTCCATTACGCACCTCCTCGGCTGTCGTGCAGCCACCATCGCATCGGTCAACGTATGCGGCCATAAAATAAACGACCGTCATGGCAATCAATAAAATAATGAAGCGATCTCTGTTTCGCATGGTTTAATCCTCGTAGGAGTGGGAATCGTCAAAGGCTTCGCGGGCAACCGAACGGATGTATTCATGCACCGCGTTCTCGCACAACTCGTAATCAGCCTTGGACATACATTGGATGTCGGCTTTAATGTGGCACGCGATGTATTTGCCATCGCCCTCGGGTGCGTAGCCGAGCAGCCATACCTCATCCACGTAAACCGTTTCGCCGAGGCCAACGTCAGGGTCGGCAGGGTCGTAGGAGAATTCAATCTCTACTTCCCACAAAGTGCCGAGTAGATAAAGTTCCGTGGTACAGGTGTGAGACATATCTGTTGCTCCTAAAAGGAGGCGGGTTTGCAGTCCCCGCCGTGTTGTATTCAAACTGACACCATCATGTCGTAATGACCGCAAATTGTTCGCAAGTAACCGTTGTCAACTTTTGTTACGGCGATTGATTTCGGCGCGTTCTTTGAGTGACGGCGCGCATCTTTAAGCCATTGCGCAACCTCGTTACGAGTGCGCGTCAAAATTACCGGCGTTGTGCGATTTCCCGCATAAACAAATCGCGGGTCGGTGATGCTGATGTATTGACGCTTTTTCATATTTGCTCCTGTTTGTGGATGCGTTGTTTCTGTCGACGAGTTCAGTTTAGCAAACTAAACAGCCTTGTCAACACCCCTAGCAAAAAAAAGTTTAAGCGCCTAAACTCTTGGCTATGGACATCCAGAAATTACTGAACAAATACGGGAGCCAACAGGCGTTGGCTAAAGCCTTCGGGGTGACGAAGGGGGCGGTAAGCCAATGGGTACGCGCTGGGGCGATCCCGGCGGCCCGACTGTGGCAATTGAAGGCAGGGCTAGTAAAGCCCCCACAGGGCCGCTAATGCGGTTATACGGGGCCAGAAACGACAAACCCCCGAGCGGGGGCAACGGGGGCTTGACGCGGCTTGTGGGAAAGCCTTACGCTGAGATTGCAGTTCGGCGTAGAGGACAGGTTAACCGGGCTATACGTCCGTGTCAAACATCCGTTTACGCCTCGGCCTGTCTGGTCGGGGAAACCACGCGCAGACACGGCTTAAATCTTGACCGGGGCGGCCAGCCTCAAGACGCGCAGCGTGTAGCGGGGAAGCGCGAATGGCACCGGGAAACCGGCAAATGT